TTCTAATATTTCCTTATAGTCCATGCCTAAACTCACCGAAATATTTTTTCTCTCCTTCTATACGAGCTTGTATAGCATCTTCTTTTTTAGTATAGTAACCTAAATTATGATTTTTGCGCTTCTGGTTGACCTTCACTTGAATTTGAGCCTTCCATTTTTTGGTTGTTTTATGCCAAGTGACTCCAGTTTTACCGCTAGTATTGTCTTTATTTAAACGTCTATTCCGCTGGTTCTCCTGATTAGTGGCTAATCTAAGATTTTTAATTGTATTATCTAGTTTATTGCCGTTTATGTGGTCTATCTGCTTTTCTAAGGGGTCTACGCCATGATACATATAATAAGCAACTCTATGAGCATAGAAATTCCGTCCTTTAAACATAAATTGCCTGTAATACTTTCTGTCAGAAGAGGAGCAATACCCTATCTCTTGACCTATTTTAATACGCCCATGTGGTTTTTTCTTCCAAGTGATTATCCCTGTATCTGGATTATAATCTAAATATTCTTTTAGAACCTCTAGCGGTGGTAGTGGGGTATGTTTCATTGCGGTTAGTCTGTCATTGCCATCGGGATATTCTCAAAGCCATTCTCCTCAACGTCAATCCCATTGCCGTTTAAAGAGTTAACAACGTCCTGTAAATCACCCCTCTCAGTAATTCTGAAGTTTTCTATATTTAAATTAATAAAATTAGACTTCTTTGAACCATCTGGCATCTCTACAGGATTTATAGCGCGAAGCGCACTTCTTCCCAAGTGTCTTGATTTCAAGTTGATTAATTTGTGAGTCCCAAACTCCGAACCCTCCTCATGAATTTCTTCGGCCACCTTTCTGCGAAGCAGGAACAGGTGAGAGCAGAACTGAGTGATGCCGTCTGAGAGAGAGACGACACTTTCGTCGTCCACAATTGCTCCTGCACCACGGTTATTTGTGATTCCAAGACGGTTGGACTGAACAGAGGTGATCATCGACACACAGGGCTTCCCGTCGAAGCACAGGTCACGGTGGATCGTCTGCTTGAACTTGTGGACAAGGTAAGCAACCTGTTGCCACCCATCGACCTTGCCGATAGTCCCGAAATCACTTTTGATGTAATCAAAGCTGAAGATAAGTTCGTTGCCTCGACCAATCTTGGAGTAGTAGAATCTTTTAAGCAGAGATGCCATTTCATCGGGAGACATCCCTGCGACATTCTCGTAATAGAACTTCATGTTTTTAATTTTACTCCACGCAGAACGCACACGCTTAACCACCTCCTCGGCAGACCAATCCTTGTATCCCGTTGTTCTCCATTTTCCTGTTTGCAAGAGCCAAATAGGAACACCTGTCATGGCAGAGCACTGACGGAAGATCAACTCCTCCTCGCTCATTTCTCCATTGTCAAAATGCAGGACAGGCACATCATGCTCGGCAGAAACCTTTGTGGTGTAGTCCATGCAGAAGTTTGTTTTACCTGCTCCTGAACGCGCCACAATGACTGAGATATTTCCCCCCAAAAGCAAAGAGCCATACATCTCATTAATTCTAGGATGAGGCCCAAGCATTCCAAAATCTTCAACTGGATTGTTGCCACGCTCCTCTATCACTGACTCCATCATTTCGAAGAGATTAACTGGCCCCGTATCAGACATCTCAAAGTCTTTGATGTTTTTATTATAAATCTGGTCTGCTTGATCGACCAAGGCGCTATACTTAAGGCTTGGATCAGCCTTCTTCACAAAATTAGCGACCTCTTTGCAAGAGTCGTATATCTCTCTACGCGCAGTAAACTTCTTGAGTTCTTTTACAGAGGAGATAAAAATGTCTTCTGTTATCTTGTAAAAGGCAAGCGAGTAAACATACTCACCGACATCAATGCTATCGGGAAAGCTAACTTTGAGTTGGTTGATCCTTTGAATTAAGATTGTCTCGTCGATATTTTCAGCATTGTCGAGTGCGTTTTTAAGCAGCTTAAACAGAGAGATATTTACCTTGGAATCCTCGCTGTAAAAATCCCTTTCATTCAGGAAGATAGAAATTTCTTCCCATTTGTGTTGGTGCTGAAGTATTCCACTTAGCACTTTCTTTTCGAGGTCATACGAGAAAATCATTCCGCCTCCTTCTCTTTTGAGACAAAAATTTCTATTACTTTACCAAGCGCCATCTCTACGCAAGCATTCTCGGTTTTTGAAGAAATACTTGGGCTACCTTCGGAATTAACATAAACCAGCAGGAAACCTTTATTCCCGCCACTTGCCGAACCTGTAGCGTCATATATCTTTTGCAGCAATGATTGCGGCAAATTATTTTCATCATCTGTTATTATCATATAATTCCTAACTCCCTTAATAGTTTCTCAGATACATTATCTGATTCTAAGATTCTCACAAGTTGAATGTTGTTTATTTCACAAAAATACTCTTTCTTTTCATCTCTCTGTAATTGCGCGAGAAAGTTCTGGCGCGAGTTGCTATGAAAGAATTTGTTGAATTTGTAGTGCTGATTTCCATCGACCTCTACTGCTATTTTTTTATTAGCGTTGTAAAAATCTAAAGTTAAACGAGTGCCGACAACAGGCAACTCTTCGAACACTATATCAGCGCACCAATGTTTGTAAAGCAAATCCTTGATATTTTTTTGGAGCTTACTTTTACAGGACTTTTTCCAGTTAATTAAATATCTTGTTGAATTTTTAATCTTTTTTTCTCGCCCTTGCGTAGAGAGAAAGATCATTTTTCCAAAACGTTTGTTTTTATGAAATCTTTTAGGGCTTCTGTAGTCACCTCATCCTGCTCAAGATACTCATATATTGAAGCCATTCCTTGAAACTTATCCTTGATCTCAATGTCTTTGGAAGCAAGGAACTCTTTCACATCTTTATCTACACTAAACCAAGCTCCAGATTTTTCCAAATACCCCCACATAAGAAGCATTTCCACTATCTCTCTCTCAATCCAAATTGACTTGCCATCTACCCTACCGTGCTTGATTGGGTATTTAACGGTTTGGCCAGTTGTTTCATTTACAGATTTGCAAATCAAAACTTTTGCCATGTGTCCATAAACCTTGTTGTCAGGTGTTATCTGTTGGTTTGGTTTTTCGAGAATCTTGTCAGACTTATTTTGTTTTTGGAATTCAAGAATCCAATCGGGGTAATGCAATGCCGCATTACCTCCGCTGGAATTTGTTTGGTTATTGGGGTCGCCTTTGGCATAAGGATTTACATTAATATTTGCGCGAATTTGCGAAATCATAATGCACATGTGGCCAAACTTAGACATACCCAAGCTAACACGCTTAAGGAAGTCTGAGGTCATAAGCGCCCCACCAGCAACCTTTGCCGCCTCTCCCGTGCTTTTATCCACCTCTGCCTTGGGTAAAAGACCGTCCATGCTGTCAATCACAATACAGAACTTTTCAGACTCAGGGTTATTTCTCAGCAAACCTCTTAGGTAGTCAAATATTACATCAAAGATATTGCACTCAAATATCAGACAAGTTCCCGCAACCCACTTCTCTGGATCATGCACGAACTTCAGACCTGATCTTTTTTGCACATCTTTTGACAACCTGCCCTCTGCTTTAATGTATAAACCCTTACTGCTGTCTACCGTTTTCAGCATATTGAGCATAACGGCTAAAGCTTCATTGGTTTTCCCTCCCTCATTTGCGCCTGTAAAGCGATGCACTCCGCTACCAAACCCGCCACCTAGATAAGAATCCAAGATCATGGAGCCACTAGACACAATATATTCATCAGCAGCCTTTTCTAGATTATAGTGATGATCTTTGTTTGACTTAAAAAATTGTTTTGTGTAATCGTTGCTGCTAATTTTACTCATATAAAAAACCTCTTAGGGTATTGGATTTACTCTGGTGTATATCTTCGCCTACTTTTTCTTTTGTGTCAATATATTTGTCTGCTTCTGGAACTTTATAGTTAAACTCCCGATATTTTTTCAATAAATATTCCTTACCGTCTTTCGTTAGAAAATATTTGATACTCCCATTAAATTCAAATGGCGGTTTGACTTTTGAGAGGAAATCTAAATCATTCTCAAACGCATCAAATATTTTAGTAGCCACCATCATATCAAGGCGGTGATCGCTTGGTTTTTGGCCACCAAGCATCCTTTTTATAAATTCCTTTCTCTCTTTAAAAAAGGGTTTGGGCTGTTTTTTGACCTTTTTTTTGAATATGTGTCCGCAAGCACACTTGGGTGTTCTTGCTCCTACAAAAATCTTACAGTCAGGACAGCTTTTTTGTCCTCTGGGCATACCTTACATGTAACTGCAAGGTATATCGCAGTCAACCATTTTTTTCACAAGTTGTAAAAAATTTGTCTTGGGTTGCCACCCTAGCTCTTCTCTAGCTTTAGATGAATCCCCCAACAAAATATCTACTTCTGCGGGCCTATAAAAAAGAGAATTAATTTCCACTAGACACTGGTCACCGTGAAAATATTTTTCATCCTCACCCTTTCCTTGCCAAGAACACATACTACGATGAAAGCCAGCAAAATTAAATGCCTCTTCCACGAATTCTCTGATAGTATGGGTTTCATTGGAGGAAAGAACGTAATCTTTCGGCTGCTCTTGATTAAGCATCTTCCAAACGCCATCCACGAAATCCTCTGCGTCACTCCAATCCCGCTTTGCGTCTAGGTTACCTAACTGTAGCGGGGTGATTTCTTGGCCATTAATCGATTCAAGAAAAATTCTAGCTACGTTTTTGGTGATCTTACGAGTGACAAATTCTTCCCCACGGCGAACTCCCTCATGATTAAACAACCACCCTTGAACTGCGTAAAGATTATATGAGTCCCTATAAACTTTAACTAAATGCCTAGCAGCACATTTAGACGCTCCATACGGACTTCTAGGTCGCAATGGATGTATTTCTGACTGTGGAGTCCATTTAACATCCCCAAACTCCTCAGAGCTACCTGCGTTGTAATAGCGGCAGTGAGGAACGTGTCTACGCAAGGCTTCTAATTGATGCAAGATAGCAATAGCATTCGTCTGCATGTGGTTCACAGGCATCTCCCAACTGCTACCCACAAAAGAATTAGCTGCAAAATTAATAAAATAATCAGGCTTATGTTCAGCAATAACTCGGTCAGTATTTTGAGCATCTGTGACATCTAAATCAATTAAAAAAAAGCGCGGATTATCTTTTAGGTGTTTGATATTGTCGTGATTTTTTACACTGAGCCTACGGACTCCTCCTATAATGGTATGCTCTGTATTTTTAAGCAGGTAGTCCACCATATGACTACCATCTTGCCCTGTTACGCCTGTTACTATAATTTTCTTCATTTTGTTAATTGGATTTTGGGGTTTCTACTTACACACTGATGGAACATGTCATACAAAAGATCGTTTGCGTTAGTTGTGTCATAATTAAAGACGTTGTATCCACCCTCGCGCCACATGTTTTCGGTATACCCATAGCTCAAGAAGTTTTCATCGTAACAAACCCCCTTCATATTGCGATGCCATACGAAAGATTTACATCCTGCTGCAACAGCCAAGTGCGTTAATCCCGTATCTGTTCCAAAATATGCGTCTGCATACTTTAGAATCGCAGCGCGATCTCGTATAGAATAAAGTTCAGGTGAAGATAAGTCAATAAAAGATTTCCTCCAGCAGCGTGGCTCTATGCGTTTAGATATATATAGAACCGTAAAATATTTTTCAAAAAAATCAATCACCTGTTGCACAACTTCTTCTTCAACGAAACTAAGCCAATTCCTTGGCCCCGAATGCGCCGCAGCAGTGGGACAAAAGCACAACGTTGGCTTTCTCAAGCTCGCAACAAAATGCTTTCCATAGTTATCCTCTTGCTCTGTCAGTTTTATACGAGGCACTAAGTCAACCTCATCATCAAAAACCCCAAAAGCTCTAAGCCACCAAATCCCCTGATGGCAAGCCCTCTGCTTGCTCGCCTCCTCATCGCCATATATTTTTATGCTTTCTGGGATTTCGGGCGAGGGATTTTCCACAATTTCGATATTACAGTTTTCGCGCAATACATCCACCCGTGCATTAGAAATATCTGCCTCTGTAATTTCAAGCGTTAGGTCAGTTGCGTTTGCCAAAGGGAGTAGCGTTAAGTTATCTCCCAACCCCTTATCTAACGGTAGTTTCATTCTTATTTTCTTCATTTTATTTTTTTTGAGTTTTTACAGTAGGTATTTTTTGGTTAGTCTTCTTATAAAAAGCTTTATTAAATTCAAGCTCAGCCTTTTTTTCATTCCACTTGTAGGAGCAGTAGCCGTCGTATCTTTTTTCTTGATGTTTTATTTTTGCCTTCAAGAATTCTGGAGAGCCAACCCACGAATAATGATTTGGAAAGCATACCTCTTTTGGGATATCTTCTATGCCTAGTTCTTTATAATCAACTATCTGACCATCAATAACGTAATTTACGTCATTCTCATAGTAAAAATGATTTAAGGTTTTTAGGCCATCGACATTGACGCCAAAAATACGCGGAGCGATGAAATTTTCAATATATTGATCTTCTGAAAAAACAAAATTCTTAAAGTTGATCCTATATGTAGGAGACTTCGGGGCAAGAGGGGCAAGATAGTCTAGGGTATTTTTTATATCTTCTTCTGAATAGATTTCATCTTGATCTAACAGCCACACACAGTCAACATTATGATTGTCTAAAATATTAAAAAGAGCAGGATTTCTAGCGGAGGAGTCATCGCCATCCTTTCCTATGGAGATATAATCAACAAACTCACGATGTTCTGTCAGTAATTGCACGGGCGTCTCTGTATCATCTACATCCCATCCAAAATTCGCATAATCTTTGTATTTATAGCTAGAGACAGCCACAACAGAGACTTCTGGTATATTTTTCCACGCGGCCAACACTTTGTCTGTGTATTGGGGAAATCCATAGAAATTACAGAGCAGTCCTATCTTCATTTCGGGGAAATTGATTTTACAGTTGGAATACTTTCATTATTTTTTTTGTAGAACTCCTCGTCAAATTCTAGGCATTTCTTCTTCTCGTTCCACTTATACCCGCAATGACCGAAATGTTTTAGTTGATAAGCCACCTTTCTTTTCCCTATTGTATTATTAAGCCATGAATAATGATCAATGAAAGCTATATCAGAGGGTATGGTTTCAACTCCTTGAAGCTGTTTGTAGGGGAACAGCCGTGCCGAAACAAAGTCTTCTCCCCATGCCGATAAACGCCCACTACACATATAAGCCACATCGTTGTCCCAATAAAATTCACTCAGGACGGCGGGTATATCAAGTTTGGTTTTAAATATTCTAGGAGGACAAAATGGTTCTTCTAGATAGTGGTTTTTGTCAAAAACAAAATTTTTCAAAGATAAATGAAAAAAGTTAGAGTCACTGGCTTCGACATAATTGCAAATATCTTCGATCTGCTTGGGTGTATAAATCTCATCTGAATCAACAAGCCAAATATAATCAATGTTGTATTTGGAAAGGGGTTCTAAAGCAAGGTTTCGCGCTTCGTGCTCTTTAATGAAGGGCGGATTATCTACCAAATATTTTAGTTTACGTTGTCCCACTAATTCTCTGAGAATATTGGTGGTATTATCCTTAAAGTTATCAACTCCCTCGTATTCTGCAAAAGGAAGAGAAACGGCTGAAACCACAAAATTATCTCTCTCTAAGAAGGGGCTGATTGAATCAACCACATATTCTTCGGTATTATACCCACAGTAAATAATTCCGTATCTCATTCTATCGTTGGCCATAATGGTTGTGGAAATTGTAATTCATATTTTTCTATCGTCTCAAAATCTATTGTATTAACCAATACGTCTTTTGCTTCAACTTTTTTGTTCTGGCTTAAACTTTTTCTCTCTGACCAGATATCTTTCCAAAAACTTTCGTTTAAGTTTGCTCGCCTATCTAAGTCAAGGAATCCCAAGTGAAACACCTTGACGCTATTTGGTGTCAAAGACGCAACACCCATGCAAGGAATTAAGTTCCCATCTTTATCTATGAGTTCGCATGTATCAGATTTTTCTGGGTCAAAAATTTTATCGTCAATTATGGCAAAATTAACAGCGCCTCGATAACACCCCTTTCGACTGTGCAGATACCATTTGCGACCAATGGATTTATAATGATTTAAATCTCCAAAAAGATCGATATTGTGAATAGAGATGCTGCATGACTCAGTGCTCTGCTCAATGACTTCTGCTAACTTATTTAAATGCCCCGTATCTCCAGAGATTCTTTCGTCTAAATCAATTTGGAAAACAACATCATGTGAACAATTCTTTAATCCATTATTTTTTAGCTTGCCGTCCCAAAATAAATCATCGGTATCGATATCGAGAGACACAATCTTTATTTTGTTTGCCAACGAAAAATCTGCCACTTGTTTTTCAGCCTCTTCTCGGTCTTTGTCGATGGTGGATATAACAACCTCATCGCAATACACAAACCAATTAGATAAGGCATCCTTAAGAGGCATGTTCATGTGTTCAAAATTGAACGCTGTTGTATACGCTGAGATCATACCTTTTTTAGAAAAGAGAAGTCATGCTTGTCTACTATATCTTTAAAACCCAAAACTTCATACCTATACCAATCGTTCAAAAATTTCTCTTCGTTAACGCATTTTTTCAATTTTTCCGTTAAACCCTCGCGCAGACATTTCTCTACCTCCTGTCTTGAATATGGGTTAAACCCAAGTCTCTTGACTTCCTGCATAAATTCCGCCCTTATCTGATATCTTTTGTTTATAAGTTCTGCATCGTGTTCGTGATGAAGAACTAAATGGTTTGTATTTGGGAATAAATAATACTTAAAATTATGGCCTACAAAATAAAACTCATCTTGCCTCTTTTCGCTTCTTATATTTTTTAGAAACTCATCTTTCCAAAAATCGGTTCGGGTAAACTCAACAGTGGCTCCTGCTCTCGCTCCCGCAATACCTTCATGGGGATTGTTGGCGAAACAAGTTTGCTCTTTCATTTTAAACATGAATCTCTTATTGAAGATGAAGCTTCCCTCTATGCCTTGTTGGTCAAATTGTTTGGCTAGGGACTTTAAATTTTTAGAAAAAGTGGGAGACAATCTCTCCAAGGTGTCCAAAGTAACAAACCAATCCCCTATCTGTATCGGCCCTTGAAAAAGCGAATGGTTTCTACTGAAGTCCAGCCTATTACACCACTTCGTATAGATGATCTCACCTTCACCTTTTACGCTCTCTAGGTAATCGGCTCCTTCGTCTTTAGGGTAATGAAATGTCCAGATAAGTCCGTCAAAATGAGATTTTATCGGCTCAATTAATTCTTTGAGGTCTTGCTGGTGTCCTTCTGTCGTTATGCCAATTAACCAAAGTTTCATCCTATATGCTGGGAGTAGATTTTTTCGGGATCAAAGAAAGAAAACGGAGTTTCAGAATTACTAAAGCCTTCTCTAAGAAGGTGGGTCGCCATTAATTCGCAATGATAAGAACCCAATTTGTGAAGGTGTTGCTGCAACGTCTTCCAAGCCAGAAAGAATTCTGAGGTTCTGTTTATATTGGGCTGAAAGGTAAAACAAGGTGCATATTCACTGTAGTTTTCTGTTTGGGTGAATATATTCTCAGTTTTCTTTAGGCATTCTCCTTCAGGCTCATCAAACTTTTCAGCAGAATTAAATCTTATGCATAGTTGATTTGGATTGCTGTCCAAAAAATCTAAGCTGTCGGCAAATACCTCTTCTAAGTCAATTGAATTTGTCCTGAATAGCCAATCGTCCTCCAACCAAAGAGAATACTTTTGCTTTCTAAGCTCTAAATCTGAATATGCCTTATAAATATCTTTAAAATAACCAGCGGAGTGGCAAAGATGATTTTCTGAATGATGAACCACCTGTTCAGAACTTTCGATGACTCTAATATCATTTATTTTACAAAATTTTTCTATTTCTTCTGCTATATGGCCTTCTCCCTCTCTAATTTTTAAATGCATTACTTTGTTGGCAAATAATTGAGGATCAACTTGTGAGAACAAAGTGTCTATAACTTTGTCATAAGTGTGTCTCCCTCCGTGTCCCATCGTCGTGGAGAAAACTATTAAATTGAGCGGGAGTGTCTGCATTATTTATTTGATTTTTTTGCCCCCCATAATCCCCACACATAACCAAAGTTGTGAAAATGATCGGAATCACGGACATTCTCATTGACAGCAGTGGCAAGCTCCTTGAATCCGCCATTTGGATCATTTGGGTCGGGGTAATCATGTCCTATCATTAGACCGCCTTCTTTTAACTTTGGTAACCATGACAAAATATCAAGCTTTACATTTTCGTAGTCATGTGCCGCATCAATAAATACTAAATCAACAGAGTTGTCGTCAAAATCTTTGGCGGCAACTGCTGATTCCTTTTCAATTATATTCACTTGCTCTAAAACACCCCTGCTTCTTAATGTTTCTTCAAAGTCGCCGCGAGTAGAACCGCCGTCCAGAGACTCCTTGTGTTCTTCAGACCCTAGAAACGTATCCACACAGTGAAGAGAATATTGCTCTCTTGGTATATTCGCCAAAAACGTAAAGGTTGCTCTACCTTTCCAACATCCCACCTCTACCACCTCTCCCTCGGCTTGAGACAATATCAACCACATTAGCGGAATCTGGTTATTACAAAGCCACCCGTCAATCTTAGAAACCTCTTTGATCAGCGCGTCAGAAAATTCTGGGGCAATAAACCTAAATAAATTAAGATATTTGTGAAATAAACCTGTATGCATCTCGTTATTATATGAGATGCATAAGGCTTTTCCAAAAAATTAACCCTCACAAGCCGCACAGGAAAGAATAGACCTAGCTAACTCTTGGCTGGGATTCGCGCTACGCTGATAATAAAAGCTTTTTACGCCTTGCTCCCACCCAAAGATTAACAATTCGCTAACTTGTTTTGGTGGACATTTGGGAGAAATCATTAAATTTAAACTTTGACCTTGATCTATGTGTTTTTGCCGTTGAGCAGCTTGAATAACAACATCTTTTTGAGATATTTCGCCAAATGTCTTGAACACATCCTTCTCTTCTTGCGTTAGAAAATCAAGATGCTGCACTGATCCAGCTTTAACTAAAATTGATTTCCAAGTAGTTTGATTGTTTTTGCCTTTTTCCTCAAGCAGTTGCTCTAAATAGGGATTTTTATATGTAAATTTACCTTTTGCCAAATCTTTAGTAAAATAATTGCTATTTAATGGTTCGATAGATGGAGAAACTTGACCCAAAATAAAAGAACTTGAGGTTGTTGGGGCAATTGCCATCGTGGTAACATTTCTTCTCCCGTAGCCCTTGAGATACTCTGGCTCTGAAAACAAGGCGGCTAAATCCTGAGTTGCTTTATCACACCTCTTTCTCATTGTCCTATGTATTTCCACATTCAAGAATTGAGCCTCCATGCTCTCAAAAGCAACCATTTTTGATTGCAGTAAAGAGTGCCAGCCTAAGACACCCACGCCCAGTGCTCTCTGACGTTTTGCAAAATTATGGGATGCTTCCATAAAGCGAATGCCTTTTGTCTTTTGTATATATTCCTCCATAACTGCATCTAGGAAATATACCAATGTTTCGATAGCGTCTGTCTCGACTATCTCATCCCATTTTAATAAATTAAGTGATGATAAGCAACATACAAAGGATTCTTCCTCGGAAGAATAGAGGGAGATTTCGCTACATAAATTAGAGGCTGAAATCTTTAAATCTCTATCCTTATATACTTGCGGACAATTTTCATTAGCTGTATCCGTAAAGAAAATGTATGGGTATCCTGTCTCAAACCTCTTTCGAACAACCGAAGCCCATACACCTCTTTTCTCCTTATCTCCGTCGATCATGGATTTCATCCAATCGTCGTCAATGCAGACAGCAAAGGACATATCCTGAATAGGGTTGCCTTCCTTTTTTATACTTAGAAATTCTGCAATGTCAGGATGGTTTATTGGGAGATAGGCAGCGAAAGAACCTCTCCTGACATTGCTTTGAGAGACCACAGAAGCGACTTTATCGAACAGTTCCATAAAATGAACAGAACCTGCTGATAAGCCTCCCGCGCTTATGGCTTCACCTCGACCTCTCAAATCACCAAAATAACCAGAAGTGCCAGACCCATGTTTCGTCTGCATACCGACCTCTGCTTGCTTCTCCAAAATAGAATCCATTCGGTCAGCAATATATACCCCATTGCACGATATGGGTAATCCACGCTTTCTTCCAAAATTAGACCAAACTGGACTAGCTAAAGAGTAAAATCCTCTCGCTAAATAGTCTTCGAATTTTTTAGCAAATCCTCCAAGACCCAAATAATCTTCAGCAGCTTTGGCAATAGCAGCCCCTCGTTCTTCGGCTGTTTCTCCATCTCTTAGATACCCTCGCTTTAAGAAGGCCCGTGAGTCTTTGTTCAACCACTTGTATTTATTCATCTTTATCTTTCCAATACATATTCTCTACCAAAACCATTGGAATATGACTTCCTTGGAAAACATCTTTTCTAAAAAAGACTGACTTGATTTTCAATTTGTCTATAAACTCCTCCTGATGCACAGTGGGAACAGACTTCGGCCCATTTTGAGGCTGCGCCCAATCATCCACTAACCCATACTTTATATTTAAATCTAACATTAACTGAAAATCATTTCTGATACCGTCTTCCCAATGATCCCCGTCAATATAAATGAAGTCAAACTGCTGACCCTTAACGTCATCGCGTATATCTTGAGACGCTTTCCTTATAAAAGTAAATCTATCTTTAAATTTTTCACCCATAAGTTTTATGGCTCTCTCTTCTCCAGAAAAGTCGGTTCGCTTTTCCATTATACTGGTTATATTTTGAACAGGGTCAACTGAAGTTAGTCGAATGTCTTCATTTAAAGACATCATTATGAAGGCGCTCCCACCTTTATAAAAGCCGATCTCTAGCACATTTTTCGGCTTAATATAGTTTAAGCACATTTCAAAAATCCAGCCATCGTCGGCTGGGACTGAACAAGAGTCCATACTAAGTTCTTCGTATTCTTTTTGAATATTTTTTATTTTAGAATAAATCATCTGCGTCGAATGTTTGGGAATTTTTAGCATACTCTACAGGTCTGGTGTGAAAAAAGTCTGTAGCGTTATTTCCTAATAGCTCCTCTTCAAACCATATTGTATCCTTTAATAAATCTTTGTCAACCTCAAAAGCTTCGCTAAAACCAATTTGAACCAACGACTCATTTATGCGGTTTTTTATGAACTCTTTTAAAATTGGGCCATTTAACCCCTTCTCTTGATAGCCGTTCACCATCCAATCAACAAGTTTAGACTCCGCTGTAAACGCAGCTTGGGACTCTTGGACAATCCTTTGTTCAAGCTCTTCGTCAAACAATTCGGGATGCTCTTCTCTTATGGTGTTAATGATTTTAATTCCCGCTAAAGCATGAATATTTTCCTCGTTTCTTGTATATTTGACTTGTTGACCTGTATCCTTCAAGACATTTTTGTATCGGTTAAACCAATTGATTACATAGAACTGGCTAAACAAAGAAACATTTTCCACAAACAGGGTGAAAAGAATTAGTGCGTAAACATATTGCTTTTTGGAGTCCTTATAGAAACGATGAGTATACTTTCTTAGGTAATTAACCCTTCCTTCGATGAAGTCTAACTTTAAGTTTTCCTCAAAAATCTCCTCTAATCCCAAAACTTTCAGCAAACGCTCGTAGGCATTGTTGTGTATTACCTCCACATTAGCCATCACATAACCTAAATCGGTTAAACTAGGATGGGGTAAATTATCTCCAAGCTTTGCCCAGAATTTCTTAACCGCAACTTCAATTTGGCCTATAGCAGAGAGTGTTCTTACAACTATCTCTTTTTCTGTTTCGTTTAAATTGACCTTAAAGTCTTGAATGTCGCTGGTAAAGCTGAACTCCTTGTCTGTCCAAAAACCATTATGCATAGCTTCTATGAATTCTTCAGTCCAAGGGTAATGGTTGGGTTTGCGTGATAGCTGCTCTTCGAAAATCATCTCGTAATTTTACACGATGTTAAGCTCTTAAAGAATTAAGTCAATGCCTTTTATCAACAAATTTATGCGGAGCATTATATTAATATGAACGTAGTGAATATTAATATAATTCGTAACCGTTTCGCTTTAGTGAAGGTTTCGTTACATATGGATTGTATGTCCAAAAAAAAAGTTGTCAAGTAAAAAAAATGGTTGAAATTTTTTTCACAAACGCTATACTACATAAAGACTTTGAATGAGCAATTGACAGATTCAGCCCTAGCTGAGAAAATAAGGGATTCCAACGACGGAGAAGCCTTGACTGAGCTTATCTCCCGCCATTCTGGTATTTATGTGGATATGCTCAAAAAATTTGGCTACAAGTCACTGTCCCAAAATCAAATATCTGACATTATGGAGGACAAAGATTATGTGATTTATAAAGCAGCCTTGGAATACGATCCCGAAAAAGCAAAATTCTCGACTCACTTGGCCAACAAAACCAAATATCTATGCTTGACGCAGAGAACAAAGAATAAAAAAAATCATTTGACCTCTAATTATGATGATTTAGAATTTTGCCAAAAAGATCAGTCCCTGAATCCGAGAGATCAGTATATTTTCAACGATTCTTTTTCAAGGATATTGAATTTAATCGAAGATCACGACGATAAAAGACTAAGAGTCATCTTCCACGAAAGATATTTTGGGGGAAAGCAAGGCAAGCTTAAACCTTGGAAGGAAGTGGCCAAAAAAGTCAAATTATCCGCTCAAGGGTGCATTAACATCCACAATAGAGCAGTAAAAGAACTAAATAGTAAGATTAAAAATGAAAAAATTAAATTTTGATGCCCCTCTCAACAGCTTAAGTCTAGGCAATGTATCCTTAAATTTTTTAAGGGAATTGAAAGGCAGGGACATCGATATTTCGATCCACCCTATGGGAGATAAAGGAGATTTCACTGCTTTTGATAAAATAGATGAAGATTTCAAAACTTGGGTTCAAACTTCGGTTTATAATAGATTAAAAAAGTTAGATCGCAGCACACCAACCCTTAAAATTTGGCATATAAATGGCTCAGAAAAGAAAGTTGGAGACAAACAATATTTGTACACATTTTATGAGGTCGATTCTCCAACCGATGAAGAAATTAGCATAGTTAAAGCCCAAGAACATGTTTTTTTCTCTTCTTCTGAGGCTGCTGAAACCTTTAAGACCAAGGGTTGTGAGAATGTATCTCATGTCCCCTTGGGCTTCGATTCAGATTTTTATACAACCAATAAATCCTACTTGGATAAAGATGTTGTTCACTTTGGATTAATAGGAAAATTTGAAAGAAGGAAGAATACCCAAGCCATAATACAGCTTTGGTTGCAAAAATATGGAAACAATCCAAAATACCAGCTTTCTTGCCTTATCAACAATCCATTCTTCAATGAAGAGCAAACAAAGCAAGCTATCCATACGGCGCTAGGAGGTGGCAGGTGGTCTAATATCAATTTTTTACCACACCTAAAGACTAATTCAGAGGTAAACGAATTAATTAATTCTTTCGATATTGATTTATCTGGCCTTTCCAATGGGGAGGGGTGGAATTTACCATCATTTAACGCCACAGCTTTAGGCAAGTGGTCTGTAGTTAGTAATTGCTCCTCCCATAAGGATTGGGCAACCCCAGAAAACTGTATTTTAGTAGAACCCAGCGGAAAACAACCATGTTACGACAATTTCTTCTTTAGACAGGGTGATCAGTTCAATCAGGGGCAGTATTACAAGTTAAACGCAGATTTAATTTTAGAAGGTCTTGAAAAAGCAGAAAAAAAAGTTGGACAAATGAACATGGAGGGCTTAAAATTACAAGATAAATTTACATACTCAAAATCAATAGACATGATTTTGGAAAAAATTCACAACAATTCCTAAATTCACTATGCAATACTCACTTAATACACCTTTTTACGACACACTTTGGGAGACTTTCCGTCTCCCCACAGCAAATCGCTACAAAAATAGAATCGAAATAAAAGATTCTGGCGATGTGTATATGTCTGAAATCAACTTGGCTGGATTCGCAAGAAGCGATGTAAAGATTACCGCCAATGACGATCAAGTAACAATCTCTGCTAAAAACAAAGAGCGTTCACAGGAATATAAAATTAATTTATACAGTGCTGTTTCTGTTGATCACATTACCTCTAAAATGAAAAATGGCCTTTTGACGCTAACTCTTCCAAAAAAAGGAGTTACAGAGAAACGAGACATCGAGATTAAATAGTGCCTATTTACGTTTACAAACACCCTGACAAAGAGGAATACGAAGAGGTTCTTCAGGGCATGAGTGAGGAGCATACTTACTCGAAAGACGGGGTGGAGTGGGAGCGAGTGTTTCTTGCTCCTCACGCTTCTGTGTCAACATCTGTCGATCCCTTCAATCCTAACAGTTTTATAGAAAAAACTGGAAATATGAAGGGTACAGTGGGAGATATGATGGATTTATCTGCGGAATTAAGCGAAAAAAGAGCATCTCAATCCAAGGATGGAAAAGACCCCGTAAAGGAAAAATATTTCGAAGAATATTCTAGAACAAGAAAAGGGGCAAAACACCCTGACTCAATGAAAAAATTCGAAAACAGCAGAGTCGAAGTGGATTATACCTCTGATTAAGGTATTACCTGCATGGCGATTCCTGTCCAATGCCCATCTTCCCTCTTGAACATTAAGTGTTCTCCAGACATCGCTAACTGGCCAGACATAATTGTGGCATCATTATGAATTCCGCTGTAATAAGGCATTGTGTGGAGTATGCCTGTTTCAAATCTCTTTTGGCCCACTATATTCTGTATCGATCCTGCTGCACCGACATTAACAAAGCTCTCACCACTTAATATTCCTGTAACGTCGTGAATAGTGGCTACATTATAGCCAGTTAAATAAGACTTTCCTAAAACGCTGAAGTTTCCAGAAAACAATCCGCTCGCTGCGGTAGTAGCTCTGAGTGGAGTTTGTGCAACAATTTGGCCACCATTTAGGTAAATACCTCCATCAAAATCAATATTTAGGCAATTATTCCCAAGACTAGTAACTGAATTACCTAATCCATCAGTAAAAATAACAGAACCTGTGGTATCGTCGGGAAAAAACGCCATAGCTCCTACTCCAAGGTTTGCGACAGTTCCAGTTCCAAACTGCTGTTGATTTCCAATTAGCGAGATATTGGATGTTCCGCTAATATCATTAGCTAGTCCATTTATACACACTGCATCAAAATCCGCCAGTGTATTT